ACATAAAAAAAGAAAAGGAGAATAATATGGTTCGTCCATTTGACGTCAGCAAATTCCGCCGCGACCTAACAAAATCAATTAATGGACTTAGTATTGGATTTCATGATCCTACTGATTGGATTAGCACTGGCAGTTACGCACTTAACTATCTTATTAGTGGTGACTTTCACAAAGGTGTTCCCATGGGTAAAGTTACAGTATTTGCTGGAGAGTCAGGCGCCGGCAAGAGTTACTTTGCAAGTGGAAACATTGTAAAAAATGCACAAGAACAAGGAATCTTTGTAGTATTAATTGACTCAGAGAACGCACTTGACGAAAGTTGGTTGCAGGCACTGGGCGTTGATACTGATGAGAGCAAACTACTTAAATTAAGCATGAGCATGATTGATGATGTTGCTAAAACAATCTCAACGTTTATGAAAGACTACAAGGCAATGGACGAAGAAGAACGTCCCAAGGTTTTGTTTATCATTGATAGTTTAGGAATGATGATGACTCCCACAGATGTTAATCAGTTTGAATCTGGTGACATGAAGGGCGACATGGGTCGTAAACCTAAAGCATTGTCGTCATTAGTACGTAACACAGTTAACATGATTGGTAGTTACAATGTAGGAATGGTTTGTACTAACCACACGTATGCAAGTCAAGACATGTTTGATCCAGACGATAAGATCAGTGGTGGACAGGGCTTTATCTATGCTAGTAGTATTGTTGTTGCTATGCGTAAACTTAAACTAAAAGAAGACGCAGACGGCAATAAGACAAGTACTGTTAATGGTATTAGAGCAGCATGTAAAGTAATGAAGACACGTTACTCCAAGCCGTTTGAAAGCGTACAGGTTAAGATTCCATACGAAACTGGCATGGATCCGTACAGTGGGTTACTTGATATGTTCGAAGCACAGGGATTGCTTACAAAACAAGGAAATCGCCTCAAGTATACAACATTAGCTGGAGAAGAAATACTTGAGTTCCGTAAGGGCTGGACTGGCGATAAACTGGAAATTATTATGGCCGATACACTTGCTAGAGATAATGCTCTTCTAGAGGTAAATACGTCAGAAGATGAATCAGATGAAGAACAACCTGAAGATCTTGCGGAGGTATAATATACATGGATAGTGAAGTTTTAACTGATACATGGACTGTACTTAAAGAGTACATTAAAGAAAAACAGAGTGCTGCTGATCATTGGATTGGATTGTTAATTGACGAGGGAGTTCAGGACGAGGTTATTCTTGATCTTGCTGCTGTTGACAAATACTTGGCCAAAGCCGTAGAGTATAACGGCATTGATTTGGATGAAGATGACGAAGACGAGTACGAGTAAAAATGATTAATTGGTATTCTAGAGTTACTCAGGATTTAGGACACATTCCTAATTTTATCGCTCATTATGAATCAGAACTGGAAATTGCAAAAAAAGAAGTAGGAATACACGGATTAGTTGAAAAGTCTATTAAAGAACTCCCTGCTATTACTGAAGTACGTTTTAGCCAACTACAGGAAGTAGAGGGAGTTCTTAACTTTCTTAATATTCAACTTCGTAAAATTAGACGAAAACACTTTGTTAAATACCTGGAAAACTATCCCAGAGCACTAACTAGTCGTGATGCTGAAAAGTATGTAGACGGTGAGGACGAAGTGGTTGATTTTGAGTGCATTATCAATGAAGTTGCTTTACTTAGAAACAAGTGGCTGGGTGTTATGAAGGGCACCGAGTCCAAGAACTTCATGCTGGGTCATATTGTGAGGTTACGCACTGCTGGCATGGAAGATGTACAGGTGTGACTCCTACAAAACTTAAATCTTTGGAAAACCATATCAACACTGTTGCCTTCGAATTTAATAATGAACATATGACTATACTTAAATCTTTAAAACTTCAGAACGGTGTAAAAAGTGTAGATGGATGGCGCAGGTATAGAGATATTCAAAAATGTTTTTTAGATTCAAAACAACATTTAAATATTGTACATCAATCTTTAGAACAAGCCGTAAATAACCCTAATAAAAAGAACATTGACGCTGTTGAAGACGCTCTGGAATTTTTCGACAAAAGATGGCAGGAAGCCAGACATCTGTCAATGATAGGAATTTTAAGTCAATGATTTTTACAAGTGAACAAGAATCACACAATTATAGTTTACAGACTCTCAAAAATCTTAGCGGGCATTATGAGTTTAAAACTAGTATTAAAAATATTATTGATATTGGATGTGGTCGAGAACATTTTGATCTTAAATTCTGGGCTAGTTTAACCAATGATGAAGACGACGGCAGCCCAGGTGCACCACTTAATATTTCCTGCACTGGTCTAGATAAACTAGATATTAAAGAAAATCCTAATTACAAAAACATCAAGTTAATCCAACGAGATTTTAACAAAGTTCCAGACTTTGGTTTAGATGAAAAATTTGATGTAGTCTGGTGTTCGGATGCATTGCAGTATAGTCACAGTCCTTTAAACTTTCTTAAAAATTTAAACGGAATCATGCAAGACAACGGAATGTTATATCTGCGTGTTCCTAGCACAATTAGTGTTATCTATAACAAGTTTCAAAATTACACAAAGTCAGGGTATTACTCAACCTTTACACTAACACAGCTGATCTATCTTCTAGCACTCAATGGTTTTGACTGCAATGATGCATTCTTTAAGAAGACCGCTTACGAGGATATTATTGAAGTAGTTACCTATAAGATATCCGAGCCCTATGACGCAAATTTAAACTGGGGGCAGTTAGCTGAACATAATATGCTAACAGATAATATGAATAAAATTATTAATCATAAAGGGTATTTGACTGATCAAGGGTTGATAACTAAATGGATCGACGGCACTGTATTTGACTACAGGTGGCATACTTAGAGTTTTTGTCTAAGTCTTAACCACTGCTCGCCGATCTCATCAGCAAACCATTCTATATTACACATATCCACTAACCAATCTTCTCTGTCTGGGTACCGCAAGTCGCTAAACGTACTAGACACTCTGTGTGCTAAACTATGCTCGCTTACTACACTGGGAATACCTTGTATTACGCTATTAATTCCGGCATTACTGGAATAGCTAACCGTAAAGTGTGTTTCTTTAAGTTGGTTTTCAAGATCAAAACTATCGTAGGTTTGTTGCACTTGTTTAGCAATATTCCATTCACAATTTTGTTGTTTAAACCATTCTGCGTCTTTTACTGGAAAATGTAAATTTTCTCTAAAACGCGGATGACTCCTAAGCACAATGGGCTTGTCTGAATACTCACGAACCTGAGTTACTGTTTCTCTGAAGTAGGTTTCCATGTCTGGCATGTCTGCCCATTGTTGGCTGTGAGCGTGTTGCCCACAGATCAAGATGTACGGTTTATCGTCTGTTACCCAGGGCTGAATATCAACTCCGAGTTTTTTGACCCTGTCAGGATTTACACCCACGTCTAGCGCAAAGTCAGCATCGCGATTAATACCATTAATACCTAGTTTCCAGGTTTCATTGCGTATTAATCCACCAACTTCTATTACTATAACTGGCTTACCTTGTGAACGGTAGTGATCCCAGATTTGTTTATTCTTACCCATCTGTCCAAACCATAGCACACTCCATATTAGAGCCGCATCAGCGTCCATTTTACCTTTAACTAAGGTGTCTGTCTTTGAGATTGCCTCAATGAGTTGTGGATATACCAGGGTGTTGTTGCCTGGCAAGTTATTTGGGAAGTGGCTTATTATCATAATAAATACTCTTGTTATTATATACGCATATATTTATTAAAGGAATCGATACATGAATTTTGAAGTTTGCACAACCTGGCATAAGATGGGGTATAAGAAATACGGCGACCACTTTATCCAGGGAATTTGCCAGAACTGGCCTACTGAAGTAAATGTCTCTATATATGCAGAAGAGCACGAACCCAATACTTATAATGCCAAAAATATACGAGTATTAGATCAACATACTACATTGCCAGATTTAAAAGCCTGGCAAGAACGACATAAAGACAATGACTCAGCACATGGCTGGAATAAAGATCATTCAAAGAAAAGTTTCCTCTGGG